CCATCTGTGGCTTATTTCCCACACGATAGGCCCAGATCAAGAACGCTACAGTGCCCAGAGCAAAGACTGCAATATTGTAGGGATAGACCGCGGGCCCAATGGCGTTGAGTACGTGACCTGCTACAATTAATACCGCTCCGACCCACTGTAGTACTTCATCTACGTATCTATAACTCATAGTTCAACGCCTTCTGCGTCAATAGCAAAGCTGAGTTCTTGGAACTTCTTGTACATGCGATAGACCTCTCGTTTCGCTGTGATCATAGCTTCTGAGATCAAGTCCTCTGCGGTACCGTCTTTGAGTACTTCACGTGGGTCTTCATACAAACAACCGCCCAAATGCTCCGCGGCCATCTCATGACCATCTACTAGTACACGCACACGCAAGAAGAACCAATCAAGGTGGCCGCGTTCGATGTCCTTGATGATCTCGTCAATATCCGAGACACTGTCATCAAAACAATCACGTGGATTCAAGTCTTCCCAGCTCTTGTCTACAATAACAAAGAAGCCGTCGCGTTCAAAACTGGCAATCTCATCGTAATAGCGTGTCATAGTTGCTCCTTAGTGTGTAAGTGTGTATTGTAACATAGAACAGCTTCAGTGTCAACCCCTGCGAAGTGCCCGGGCGAGTTGCGGGGCCTAGTGGCAGGGGTCGGCACTTCAGCAATCTGGATCGAAGTCAGCCCACTCGGTGGCTTCATCTACATCGGGCTCGTCTGTTTCGGGCTCGATGAACTCGTTGCATTTCATCATGTCCTTGACGTCATCTTCGCTCATGTAGTTAATACAGGCCATGATAACTGTATCTTTGTCAAGAATACCATCGTCAACCATTTCCAAAAGCATGTTAGTGTAATAGCGTGCCATTTAGTGCTCCTTTGTTGTCTATGTGTGTATTATAACAGGTTTTACCAACCTTGTCAACCCCTCATGCGTACTCAGCGTCTTCTACAAGAGTCAGCATGTTAGCAGGCACTTTCCACAGTCCGTTGATGGTCTTGACTGTGACATACTTGATAGCGATCTTTGTGACCACGCCCGTGTAGTTCTGTCCGGTCTTGTTGGATGTGAAGTTGACGTTGTCGCCCAAACTCAGCGAACGGATTGACTGTCGACCCAATTTGGCACGAGCGAACTTCACAGCGTCGATGATGCTGGACAGCTGATCGTTGGTGAAGTTGCCTGCGAGGATCTCTGCGTTAACTGTTTGAATGCTCATCTCTGCTCCTTAGTGTTAGTGTGTAAGTCAATTATACGACCTTCTTGCCAATCTGTCAAGACAAACCGCATACTAGGGTGAAACCGTTGTAATTCTGCAACCTTCTTACGGGCCCGGGCCAAACTCAGCTCATCACTCCAATAGTGTCCCGAGTATAGCTTCTGCCCGTAGAACATCTGACATTCCCATTTAACCATTACATGCTCCAATAGCGTTCTGTTGAAGGATCAACGCAGGTACCGCGATCTGACCTGCGAATCTCTACATCCGCACCGCTCATCAAGTTCTTAACAGTGACAAGCTGACGACCGTTGAAAGCTTCTACACTCTTGATGAACTCTTTCTGTTTGCGCTTGGGCAAGAGGTTCAACATCTCTTGTGCCATGCTGTTCAAGTAACCTGAGGTAAAAGCGGCACCCTGCTCTTCGAACATGATATCAAGTTCTGCCTTGAGTGCTCTCTGATTGTCTGTGGTCCACATAGTCTGCTCCTTGTTAGTGTATGTTGTCTATTATACAGTGGTTTTACCAAAGTGTCAACCAAAGACCCTTTAGTCTCCACGGGTATCTGTGTTCAATGCGGGCTTGAGTTGTCTGCGGAGCTCAACTTCCCTCCGATGAGCCGCCGCCTTGCCACGAACGATCTCATGTACATATACTTCGATCTCTGACTTGTCGTTGAGCTTACGAAGTTCAGCACACAAGAGCCAGTTCTTGTCTTCCTTCTTGGCACGATAGAAGTGCTTGGCCGCACGAGCCAGAACCGATTTGTTCACAGTACTCTCTGTCTTAGCTGTGACTCCAATGTAGTTCAAGCCGTTGACCACCAACTCATATATGATATGGTTGCGATCTGCTCTTTTTTTGCGGACGGTGTTTTGTGTGTTCATGTAGTGATTATACAGTGGTTTTACCAAACAGTCAACCAAAGACCCGCAAAAGAATCTGTGTATAAAAAGCCACACCACCGGCACTCCAAAAAGATGCTATAATACGTATACACTAACAAGGAGCTCTCATGCATAATTTATTAACTGCAAATACTGCAAAAGCCCGTTTATTGTATAATAAAAATAAAGAAACTTATAAAATCATTTTCGCTTTTAATGTATATAAAACTCTCAATAAGCGAGATGAGGAAGTGTATATATTCCCACAGCAGGCAAAATGCAATTATGTTTCAGGAGATATTCCCTACGAGACATTATATACAGATAAAGAACGCATAGTCGCTATTGCAAAACAATATCTCAGAACGGATTATGTAGAATTTGTTTAAAAGAAAATGGGGATAATCCAAAATGATTATCCCCATTATCAGTATTATATATACGCAGGTATCCGTTATATAATCCCCGCTGACTTATTCCTATTATCTTTCGATAATTAGCCCTTACCACTAGAAGAAAAATGGTTATCAGTTTGGCGCAGTATCGGTTAGATTATATCACCCCTCATCTGTTATTCGAGATCTCCCAGACTTCTAGCTCCTAATCTCTAGCCACAGCCTATATCCTGCATCCTCGGGTTTATCAACTCTATATACACTATATATACACAATGGTGGGCCGTCTGTGAGTCGAACACAGCACCAATGGATTATGAGTCCACTGCTCTAACCAACATGAGCTAACGGCCCACTGTATATATACACTATATAGTAGTGTGTATACTAGTAGTTATTATAGCATAGATCTACACTACAGTCAAGTTGAGCTAGTGTGATCCCAATGTGGCCCACCGTGGATCTCGGTCAAGAATCGGTGAAAAAACGGTCCAGAAATGGTGGAATCATGGTAAAATTAATAAGTGAACTTATGATTTTGGGGCAAAATTCGCAGATTTTCCACCGTGAATTCTACTGTGCAGGGCAATTTGGTGGGGATGGGGAAGAGAGGCTATAGTCAAATGCTCCAAATGGTTCTCAGGTATTTTCCAAATGGTTCTCAGGTATTTTCCAAATGGTTCTCAACGCTTTTCTCAGGTTTTTCCACCATAAACCACTCTGGCCTACAGCGGGGTATTTGCACATAGCCCAGACCTACAGCGGGGTATTGTATATATAGAGTTCTAATCACGCTGGTGGCACTACTCTCTAATAGACCTTACAGCGGGGTATTCACTGTAGTATATGTAGTGTATATATAGTGTATAAGTATAGTGTATATATGCCGTCACTGTTTAAACTACTGCTCGCATCAGTCTTAGCTTGTTCAACAGCGGGCTGTGTCACTGTAGAGTCTGCCGCTGGAGTTGATCGTGTATATCAAGCCACTGCGGCTGACACACTGTCAACTGCTATTGCACTCAATCAGGGCGGTGTTGAGCTCAATCCTTTGGGCTTTCATGGATCTACCATGGGCAAACTGTTTTATCTATATATAAGAAAAGATCTACCCGAGGATGTTCGACAAAGTTATGATCGCACTGCCACTGCTGTTTGGACGGGTGCGGCTGCTAATAATACCCTACAGATACTAGTACCCGGAGTGGGCTTGGGCGCCAGTTTGGGATTGGGTATTTGGGTGGCTCTCAGCATATGGGATTCCTGGTAAGTTTTTGCTTCTGGCTTTTAAGTCGCTGCGCTCTTTTGCTGTGTTTGGGCTCTTCGCTCGTGTATAAATATGCTATAATAACTTTGGATACTTACAAGTATATGGCACTAGGAACAGGATCAATAAAATTTAGTCAAATAGTCAACGAGTGGAGTGAGACATGGTACCGTGGTAAAGATACACCTAGCACTGGTAATCCCATGAGTATGCGCCGGTTCCTCAAGGGTTATCCCATTGCTATTGCTAGTAGTGGATTTGGTGGTACTATCTATGATTCCAGTGGTTATGTGCCTAATTACTATACCACCACTGAAGGTATACCCACATCGGGTAACATGACCATGAGCAGTTTCAAGGGCACTAATGCTGAGAATGATGCCTATGCCTGTCTCCAAGGGTTCTACAGTAATAACGACGCTCATTATCGCAACATCACTGAACAAGGTTATTGGCCCGGTGTCAATACTGTGGCCAATGTCCCCTACAATAGATATCAGGGGTCAGCCTCTGCCAACTATTACTATACAGACAACGACACTTTGCCCAGCCACAGTAAATGGACCACAATAATAGATTGGATCCAAGGTGCACAGGCCAGCCCTACTGATTGGACTGGCATGGGTGGCATCAGTGGTGTTGATCCCTACTATACTTGGTACAACAGCAGCTACGGTGAGATGCCCGTTATGGTCACCCACTATCGTCGAATGCCCAGAGATATGGGCGGCCTTGTTACAGAATGGACGCGACTGGGCAACAACAGTGGATCATGGTCTGGGCAGTATCTTTTACCCGGAAAATGGGACACCTATCAGATTCGTATTCAGCCTGTGACCAACACCAGTAATAATGCCAGTGGTCCCCAAACTGATTATGTGGTCACTGTGCCCGCGGGCATGGCCTACATGTTGCTGACGTACAGTACTGGGGCCGACGGCAATGTCACAGGCGGTAACGTTCCCTATACATCCAATAGCAACCAAATTCTACGCACAGCACACTGGTGGTATAATGCCTGTGCCTCGGTGTTTTTTGTAAACCAAACCACCAGTGCTCAAACCATCACATTCCCCAACGGACTGCAACCCCAATACAACGACAAAGGGCAGACCCAATGGGCCTACAACAGTGGCGCCAATTGGTTTGGCACTAACTATCACTGGGATTTCTTATTTCAAAGGTTATAAATTAAAATGGCACAATATATTAGAGCATTACGCAGAGCAGAGGGCGGCGGAGTCGTCATCGAATACCCACAGTTGGTCACGGAAACTGTGATACTACCCCTAGACGAAGAGGGCAACGAACTACGTGGACAGGCCTTGTTTGATTGGTTAGATTCACATGTTCTAGACAACTACATACCCAAAGGCACCAGCATTGAGTTTGACCCTACCATGGAAACCCAGTTAGACCTAGACGGTATTCGATACACCACTGTACAACTGGCTCGCAAGGCCAATGCACAGAGTATGGATCCTAACAACTACGCACCCATGGACGATGTTCGAGTTAAAGCGTTGATCTATGAAGTTCTAGCCGAAATGCGCCTAGATTCGGTTTAATGGAGCCGTCAAATGGAAACTAGAGTATTAGCTGCATTTGGTTATGTTGCTACGCTGTGTACCACAGAGCCCGGTGAAACTCGCACAGTTCAGCTGGACGAGGAGGGATACTCGGCCAGTGGTCACTATTACTATGTTGATGGTTACGTTACCTCAATAGTACAGGGCACAGATCAGCAATTGCAGGATCGAGCAGCGGGATGGCTTAATTCCGAACACAACGATCCCGGTACTAGCAACGGTAAAGTAGACAATACATTCCCCCAAGGAGCCCAGTGGTTGTGCATAGCCAAACGATATAACCAAACACAGGGGTTGCCCAATCTTGCCAGCTTGGTGTTAGAAGATCAAAGCACTGAAACATTGACTAATGGTACTAACCTGTATCTAGTACGTGGAGTATTGGTTGTGGGCACTAAGACATTTACAGGGCCTGCACAGATCAGGGTACGTTCAGGCGATGTCACGGCCACTTCACAGGGGAAAAGTTACTCGCTGAGGTTTCTATGAGGACTAGGGCCTGGCACCGAAGTGTGGGTGCATTGCTGTTTATTCCCTCACTGTCTCTGGGTGTGTATTTAGACCCATTGGCCCTAGTATATTCCTTGTCCCTATATTTTGTTATTCTACTCAGTATGACCTGTGGCTATCATAGGCTGTTTGCACATGCAGCCTACACTACGTCGAGGGGGTGGCATTGGCTGTTTGGAATAGTGGGCAGTATAGGCGTTAACAGTAGTCCTGCACAATGGGCTATGGTACATTCAGCACATCATCGCTATTCTGACACAGCGCAAGACCCTTATATCACCGATTGGAGATATTTCTTTAGATTCAAAGATATAACAGATGTATCGCCTGGCCGTGCGGGGCTACGTCTACTACGCGACCCTATGCATCAATTTTTGTTCAATTATAGCTTTACACTTAGCTTGAGTTATGCTATACTAATTCTGGTACTAGGGGGTATGTGGGGGTTATTATACCTGTATGCACTGCCTGTATCATTGTTTTTGTTCGTCAGCGGAATCCATAGCATGTATTCTCACAACGCACAAGGTCCACTAGATCGACCCTGGCTTGAATTTATTCTGCCTTTTTGCGGAGAGTGGTTACATCGAGAACATCACATTAAACCCTATTTAACCCCCTACCCTGGTGGCATGGACCTAGGGGGCCAATTTATTGAATTGATTAGAACAGATGGCATTAGATCTACAAACAGAACCCCTAGCTGATATTATCTCAGAAGTGCAGTATCTGCTGGAACAGCACTATGAAGAATTAACACTGAACAAACATCAGATCAAACTAAAGCCCATTTGGGCACGTTACCTAGCACTGGAAGCAGAGGGCAAGTTCATAACAGTCACAGCCCGCATAGATGGAGAGCTTGTGGGCTATAGTGGATTCTTCCTTGATCAGCATATACACTATGAAGACCTGCGTGTAGCCACTAACGATGTGCTATTCCTACGCAAGGATCTGCGTCAGGGTATGACAGGCATACGCCTTATCAAATACTCCGAGGGTACTATGCGTGACTTTGGGGCCAATAAGATCACATGGCATGTCAAGTATAAAAATGACATACGTCCTATTCTACACAGAATGGGCTACGTTGACGAAGATGTTATTGTGGGCAAGTTATTGTGATATACGCACCCCTTAATAAAGACTGGTTTTACACTTATCTAGATATTCCTAACCTAGATACAATAGCGAAAGAGTTATTAACGCTGTTTAGTACAACTAATAACAAAGTAGTCCGTAATGTAGGTTACGTTAACATATTTCAAAATAACATTGTCAACTGCCCTATGTTTATTTCCTACCTGGCCAGTAAAGGGTTAGACAATAAACTTAATAGAGTAATGTATACCGAGGGACTACTTGGCCCCCACCCACATGTTGATTCGGGCAACCCAAAGAATTGTACATATTCTCTAAACATACCGTTAGTTGATGCAGAAGATTCCTATACTGTTTGGTATGCTACTGATAAAACACACCTATTAGATAGATCAAATTTAGGACAAGATCCACAACAGACAATAGGATGGTTGGATATATCAGATGTAACTGAAGTTGCAAGACTACAATACACACAGCCCGCATTAGTAAACACAACTATATTACATAAGGGTCTAACTACTAGACCTAGTAGGACACTTTGTTGTATTAGATTCTGGCCCGAGCTAACAGATCAGGAAGTGTCTAGATTAACCAGTACGGAAGATGGTAATACGTTTTAGAGTCTCAGCGTCGGGCTCTAAAACTGTCCACGCACTGCCCAATACCGGAGTTAGATGCAAGTGACTACGTGGCAGGAAGTAGCTGTCCACTGAGTCAGAAATACCCAGTTGATCCACTATGTTAGCAATCACAGAGTCCACAGCAATGATGCTCTGAGCACCCTCTAGTACACCTAGCCAATCAAACACAGAGTCGGTGATGGGGGTGATCTCAATGGTCTTCCAACCCTCGGGTACCCAGCTAGGGTCAATGCTGGTCTTGTAGTCACTGCCCTCAGTGTGTACTACAACATAGGGCTCATCACCCTGGATACCCACTCGGGCTTTTAGGGCCTGTTCACGTTGGGGGTCACGAGTGATACACTCAGCTAGGGTCCACTTTAGTTTAAAGGGTACCTGGGCTATATGATATTTGATTTGATCAAAGCCCGTGATTTGAAACTCTGGACGTTTGGAGAACTCAGGATGGCTACTCAGAGCTTGATAAAGGCAGATAACTTCGTCGCATTTAAAGTTACGTAGCCGTTCCATGGGTGTTTCATAGAAGTAGTTGCTACCATCTACAACCAACGGAATCCATTTAATCCAAGGCACAGTCTTTTCCACTGAGGGCACGAACTCCTGTGCAATAGGCCACAATATATCGTAGCCCTCGTTATAGTAATAACGGGCAATGGGCAGAGCGATAACAATATCGCCTAGGCCCCTACTTTGAATAATACCTAGTTTCTTTTTAGCCATTTATTTGTGTATAGTTAAGAACGTTGCCTGCACCGTATTGTGCCTCAGCAAGCATTTTGGCCTCCAAACCGTTACTGGCATTAATGCGAACGTGTGCGGTTTGAAGAGCATTGATTCGAACCCAAACTTCAAAGGTGTACATGGTAACTCCTTGTTGCGATGTGTTTATTATACACTGGATTTACCATATTGTCAACCATTAGAAGTATGTAACATTGCCCATATTTGGGAAGTAACACTCGTTGCGATCCAAGGGCATGTCTACCCTAGCCTCACATCGAATACTTTTAACACCTAATCCAACTGCCAGCGCATAACATTGGCTTTGGTTACCAATAAAGGTATCAGCTCCTGCGATAACCTGGGCTAGCTCTAACATATTCTTAGTTACGACCCAGGGTATGTTCCAGCCTGTGGTCTGGGTGAAGGCAGCATACTCTGTTTCTAGTCCTACAAATACGGCCCTGTCTTCGTAGCCCTGAGCCTGCCACTGAGCCCATTGACCCCCGGGTGTGTTAGGTATCCACCGTTGAGTACGATTGATCACGATGTCTCTACCTTCTATCTTTCTAGGTTGAGGTACGGTGAGCCAAGGAGTGCTAGAGCAGACCCTAGCATCTGTTTCAGATAGCCCAAACACTCCGCTGTAGATGTCAATGTAATTTGTAGGATGACCTACAAATACAGGACGGAACTTATCCAGATTGTGAGTGATAGCATGAACCTTTGGATCCATAACTTTGAAACTATTGATGTAGTCTTGTGCTAACATGAAGTACTCCATAAACTCAAAGTCTTTCTCGGTTAGCCTACCCTGATGGAACGGATTAGGTGGCGCACCGTAGTAGTATTGACCTATCCAGTCTATTTGGTTAAGATGCAAATAGAAGTCGCCGCCGCCAAAGTGTTTGACAATTGGTAGGCTGTAGATCAAGTCTCCAAATGCACCGGAGTGTTTGTATGATTTCATAATACTAATTATATACGTAGTTATCTGTTAGCGCAATAGTCTGAGCATACTATGTGACTAAATATGTGCAGATAGGGAAATTCTTCAAATGCCAATCACCACAGTCAATAGTAACCAGCTTATCAGCAGAACCAAATACAATGAAATACAAACGGCCATTGCCGGAGTATTAGCGTATTACGGTGTTGATGCTACCAGCGTTCAGGTACCGGATTCTAATAGTATAATATATGCTGAAAATCATTGGGCTAAACTGTATGATGACATAAACAAATGTACGATTCATCAGACTGGCGCAATTATTCCTAACGCTACTAGGCCTTCGGATACTACTGTTGCATCTGTTCTACTAACCAATTATATAATTGATGCTGCTAATCTGGCTGTGACAAACAAAGATACAGTGGCAAGTGGGCAGACAACAACTTTCAGTAATACTAGTATTAGAACCAGTAATTTTGGTGCGTCAACTGCTATACACCATACTGTAGAGTACGAGTGGGTTGATGCTAACTCTATGACTTATTTCCTACAATCGGGTGGCCGTATCGAAGCTGACCTAAGTTGGGTGAATTCTGGGCTACAATTTGACAGTGATCTAATTGCCGTTCTAGGTCTAACTGATGCGGCTCTGCAAACAAGTACATATCAAGTTTCCAATACAAATCAAACTCCTTCAAATTACACAGTATCTCAAGGAGCACACACAATTACTGTTACCTTTGTTAGAAATTCATCTAAAAAGTATACGTTGGATATTTCTATTTTAAGTACATCGGTACAGACGTTAAGTGGATCAAGTATCACCGGTACTACCAGATATGTTGCGTCAACAGATGAGGGGACACAATCTGGGGGTATTCTAGGACCTATACCGCAGGCAACTACTACTGTAACCTTTGAAGGTAGCTCAGTCCCTGCTACTCCTACTCGTGCATTATCAGCAAGTCCTACATCACTATCTTATACATTCTATACCGGTGATACAGAAAGTACGGCTCAGACTATTACATTAACCAATAACGGAAATACCGCAGTTAGTATTACCGGCGTTACATATACCAATGCAGGTACTGTGGTAGCTCGTCCTACATATAGCTGGACTGGAAATAGTACCTTTGCTAATACTACTGTTAACGCAGGTGCAAGTAGAACAATTTCTTTGGCTTATTCCGGAGTTGTTGCTGGAACACATAATAATTCTGTGACAATATCAAATAACGGAAGTCAACCATCGTTGATTATACAAACTTCTCAGACAATAACTGGATTTAGTTTATCTCCTGCTAATGTTACAACAACAGTTTCTACATTAAATCAATATGTACAGCAGTTTATAATTCAAAATTCTAATGTAAGCCCGATATTATCATCAAGTTATACTGCTAGTGTATCCGGTAGTGCAGGTTTTGCTGTGATTAACTCTAATGCAGGACCAACAGTAGTTTTTAATCCTAGTGGTAAATCTAACGGATCATACAATGCCACCCTATCTGTGACTATAAATGGTTACACTGTGACACGTACAATAGGAATAACATTAAATATCCCCACACAAAATATTGGTAGTTGGATTAGTGCTACCGCTTCTGAAAATGCAATTCTAGGAGCCAGTTATGATATTATCGGTGGTACGAGATACCTAACAATTGGTATAGGTATGGGCAATGATGGAGCAGCAAAGGTTGAAGCAGGTGGAGCCAGTTCTGCTAGCGTGGCCAATTTAAATTATGCCGCAGACCCAGACCCTAGCAAAGGTATCCCGTTGTATGATTATTATCAAGGCGACGGATCTTGGGTATCTTTCTTAAGAGGACAGGCAGAATCAGACGGATATGGTGTATCTTATCGTTATCGGACAACTATGCAGGTCACTTCTAATTATATCGTACGCTCTTACACTTTCAACGCAGATGCAGTGGCCCATACATATGACTATTCAGTAGATGACGACGGATTTGTTGAAATCAGTAACCCTAATACCGGCGGATATGATATCATATTTGATGGTCGTGGTAGAGGTCGTCCCAACTACAGATCTATCAACAGTGGAACTTGGACACCACAATCAGCAGGTATATATACTGTTAGATTGAATAGTAGGAACACGGGTTGGCCCGGTGCAGTGGCATTACGTTTGACTAATAATGTTACAAATCAGGTTGTGTGGAGTACTAGGGTTCCTATTAGAACAGCCTACCAATATTGGTCTGAAGTTTACAGAATCCCGCTAAGTCAAGGTGCTACTACATATCAATGTAAAAATTATATTGTCAAAGATTCTGCAATGACAACTGAAGGATTGCCTTATGGTGCATTCTTTGAAGGGCAGTCCTTGTTTGCAGTAACTGATGACGGTTCTGGAAATTTAACTATCACTGTAAATCCGTTAGGGGGCACCTTGCCAAGTGCCCGAGACGATCAAAATACTGTGGGTAATATTAAAGATTTACCATATTACTTTTCAGACTACAATAGATACACCAACTTGACAAACCCCTCAGGACTAGCCTCTAACCAAACACTTAGATTTGATGGATTTCAAGCAGATGGATCAGTGAGAACCACAATTGTAAACAAACCTGCAGCCGATCCTGTTCCAGCACTAGTTGTTGATACAGGTGTTCCATTTGACGGCGGTGGCTACGGCGGCGGCAGCGACATTTAACATCAAAGTCTAGCTTTAACCCGCATACTGTAGTATAATTACTGTATGCGTGATGTCTATAAAGTAGATCTAGAAGAAATCAAAAAAGTTAAATGGCAAGGTGATACCAATCAGTATGACCTTGACCTACATGCGCTCGGCAAAGGTAGATCTGAGTTTATTATATTAAACCCAACAGTATCTAATCCTAACCTATATCATTGCATACATGAAATACCGGACACTGACAGATGCGTGTTTTGGTATCACGAAGGTGAATGGGTTGCCAAATATTTTAAAAAGAATTGGACTCCTAAGACAGGTTATAAAGAAATTGAAATAATTAAACCTGAGTTCGCTTGGAGAAAGAACCCTGACCTAGATCGAACAATGACATTCGAAGATGATCCGTTTGGTATCTTTGAACCAGAACCTTGGGACATGTACTATGAATTGGTATGGTACATGGATCCTAGATTTAATCCACTGTACGATAAAGTGTGGGCTATCAGTTGTAAGCCTATAGGTGTTCCAACAATTGGTGTCAAGGATATGGGCTACGTCACTCCGCAGGTTGACATAGAATTCAACGAACACATTCCTAGTTTAGATATAAACATCGATGATTGCTATCCAGCCTATTATGATTTGTTAAATGAATGTGCATGGGAATTAGATCCTGTACACCTAACAGAGAATGATGAACGTCTATGGGTAGTGAAGTTTACTCCGCGTTATCGTAAGCCTAAAGAATGGCAATGGTATGGAGTTATCAGCCCGGAGTTTATCATAGAACACAATCCGGTGCTCGGTGAATTAAACTACGATCTTGATCTGTTTATTCCTTGGTACAATTTAGGGTATGAGCATGTATGGATGTTAGATAATAAACATCTTGACAAGGGCGAAGAAGAGATATGGGCCTTTAAGATTAGAGTAACTGATAATCTAGTAGGCAGCACAGTTATAGATTACATCAGTCCTGTATTAGAAGTTGAATACAATGAAGACCTTCCTAGTGTAGATTACAACATTGATTACAACATACCTTGGTATGATCTGTCTTATGAGCACACATGGTATCTAACAGAAGAGACTAAAGAAAAAGTTTGGGCAGTTAAACTCTGTGCAGTAGAAGAACCTACAGGTGAGAAGGACATGGGTAGTGTGTCCCTAATCATCCCTAGATTAGATGTTATATTCATTAGTTACAATGAACCTAATGCAGAAGCTAACTGGCAACGTGTCTTAGAGAAAGCTCCTTGGGCTAAACGAGTAAACGGTATTGAGGGTATCTTTAATGCACATAAGGCTGCCGCTAAGTTATCAAAAACAGATATGTTCTATGTAGTGGACGGTGATGCATACCTAGCAGATGATTGGCAATTTGATTTTGAACCCAGTATCTTTGACAGAGACTGTGCCTATGTTTGGAGTAGCCGCAATCCTATAAATGACCTAGTCTACGAAAATGGCGGAGTTAAATTATTTCCTAGATCCAAGTTATTAAAAACACGCAAATGGATCACTTTGGACATGTTTACTGGGACTGTGAAAAAAACTAAGTCACAGTCTCAGGTCAGTAACCTAACAGCATTTAACACAGACGAGTTTTCTGCATGGCGTAGTGCATTTAGAGAATGTGTTAAGTTATATACTATTAACCAAATGACTAAACTCAACGCATGGTTGACCCTAGGTGAAGACAGGCAATTTGGCAAATACGCATTGGAAGGTGCTAGTGCAGGTTATCAATATGCCAAAGACAACATAACCGATCAAACAGCGTTAGTTAAGATCAACGATTACAATTGGTTGCAAAACCAATTCAATTTATATTATAATAAACAATGAGCTCTACAGATAAAATACGCAAGGTAATTGCAATCACTAATGAACTAAGTCCTACATTCTGTATGGCCAAATGGCACCACGCTTCTATATATCTACACACAGGTCAGACACATAGTTGCTATCACCCGCCCCCACACGATATATCCTTAGACGAAATCAAAGAGAATCCAGCAGCCTTGCATAACACACTGCAAAAGAAAAAAGAACGTGCAGAGATGCTGATAGGTACACAACCTGCAGGCTGTAAGTATTGCTGGAACATCGAGAACATGGGTCCTGATTATGTTAGTGACCGCCACATTAAAACATCTTCTATCTATACTCCAGAACGCATGGAAGAGATTGCTACAAGCACATGGGATGCAAACTACAATCCAGAATACATTGAAGTTGCCTTCTCCAATGAATGTAACTTTAAGTGTGGCTATTGCCATCCAATGTCCAGCTCTAGATTCCAAAGTGAGATCAAAGAGTTTGGTCCCTACAACATGGTTAAGAATCACACACTGAATATCGAATGGTTCAAACCCTTTGAAGAAGAAGTTAATCCCTATATTGACGCTTGGTGGAAGTGGTGGCCCGAGATGTCCAAGACGCTGAACATACTTCGTGTCACTGGCGGCGAACCTTTGATGCATCGTAGCACATGGCGCTTGTTTGAACATCTAATAAAAGAACCTAAACCACATTTAGAGTTAAACTTGAACAGTAATTTAGGTGTCAAGGCAGCAATGGTTGAACGATTAAGTGACGATGTAAATTTATTATTGCAGAACAATTCTATCAAAAGTTTTAAACTATTCTCAAGTATGGATAGTTGGGGTGCCCGTGCTGAGTATATGAGAACAGGGTTAGACTGTGAGCTATGGGAACGTAACTTTGATCACTTTGTTAGAACAACTCATTCTGAAATATCGATCATGTGTACCTTTAATATATTAAGTGTTACATCCTTTATCGATTTCTTAAAGAAAGTATTAGAGTGGCGTAAGAAGTATGATGACGTTATTACTATTAACCGAGATAATCTCTCCAAGTCTGACAGCTATAGAAAAGTAAGATTTGATACTCCTTATCTGAAAGAACCTCTTCAGTATGATATGCACATCTTGCCTAAGGTAGAGTTCCTGCCTTACTTCGATGCCATACTACAATTCATAGACGACAATAGAGATGACTCGGATGTTACTAAGTTCTCAGATATAGAATATGAAAAGTTCCGTAGGGTTAGAGATTACTATGCTACTACTCATTATCCTGAAGCCAGAATACTAGAAGGACAAAGAGATTTCTATCTTTGGTTCACTGAATATGATCGCAGGAGAGGTACAAACTTTCTAGCTACATTTCCGGAGATGGAAAAATTCTATAACAGATGTAAAGAGCAGGCACAGGTAGTAAATGAATAACATAACCCTTAGATACGAAAAGTTTGAGTTTGATCATGCCTTGTCTCCGCAAGAAGTTCTGTATGTAAACTATAGTAAGTTAGGAAATCTAGAAGGTATAGATCATCACAGATTTAGGTTCTCGCAGGTTGTTGATAGTATGTTATATTATTATCAACATGTTAAGAACACAGAAGAAGCTATTAACATAGAATCAATCGATAGCACTAGCGGCAACAATTATATTATTCCTATTGCGGTAGCCTACAATCCCAATGATTGGACGGATACTCCCAATGGTGTACACAATCCTAGTCAGTTATCAGTATTTGAATACTTAAATCCAACGTATATCAAAGACATGCAGGACAAACGAGCCTTGCTTATGTTAGATCAAAGTGTTGAAGGATATCACAGCCCGTGGTTATGGCAGTGGTTCCATAATAAGTGTCGGCAGTACAATGTACAGCCTGCTTCGATTATATACCTAACAGGAGATCAATCATCTGCAGACAGCTACGAGCAATGGTGCATTGAAAACAATCCTAGTTCTAGATTGAAAGTGATCCCTTCTACCTCGTTGGGCATGTACGTTCATAAACAATTCCGTAGAGATTTTGCAGACATTAAATTTGATCTACTATTAGAACATAAGAAGTCGAATTACAATGACATCTATTTGTATGATTGTATTAACATGCGACCACGCCCCCAACGAGTGTTGAACCTATTGCATTTGTTCAATGCAGGACTGCTAGAGCAGGGTAAAATTACCATGGGTAAAAATGAAGGGTGGCATACTATGCCATCTCCTCAATACTTGGCAACATACAACCTACCAACTAATGTAATGCTAAAGGTAAACGAAACTGGTGCATTTGATAAAATACCTGAGCCCACATCTGTGTCTAACAAAGATAATCATTATTACAACTTTGTTGAAAGAATCTTATATGACATGTATAAGAACAGCTGGGTTTCAATCATTGCCGAAACATCGTATTTTGAACATGAACATGCAACATTCATCAGTGAAAAGACATTCAAACCGCTGGCATCAATGCAACCATTTGTAATTATTGGAACACGTGGAACACTGAAGTATCTACGTAAGTTAGGATATAGAACATTCCATCCGTACATAGATGAATCATATGATGATCTACCTGACAGTGATAGATTTGTTGCAATCGTTGAATCTATTAAAAAGATACAGGCAATTGAAAATAAAGTAGAATGGTACGAGTCGATAAGGGATATCGTTGAACATAACTACAATCTGTTTGCGTCAACTGATACAAGAAAATCGCAAGAACACGAAGCTATCATTAAATACTACTTTAATTATTTCAAGGAATAAAATGTATATCACACACTGTGACAGAATTGTTGAAGGCGATAATGTTATCGTAGGACTTGGAGATAGCTTTACCCAAGGTGTTGGTGCATACTCTTTGGACACATGGAAGTCAATCCCCAGTAATCCCTCTATGTACAATGTATCGGGACAACACTTTATAGAAGAACAAGGAAATAATAATTGGGTAAGACAGATATGTAAAAGTTTTTTACCAAATTATAAAACATTTAGCCTTGGAGTAAATGGTGCAGGTAATCGTGCCGCAGTTAAAGAATTGTATCTTAATCCTTTGCCCAAAAATCTAGGCAATGTTGTTGTAGTATTAATGGCCACAGGTATGGAACGATTTGATCTGTTCAAACAAAGCGATGCTACAGCAGGCATAAACTGGCATCAGAAATGGCAGACTATTTGGCCTACTGTCACTGATCGCGGACCTATATCTGCATTGGAAAAACAATATAAAGAACAAATCTGGTCTCCGAGGAATGATGCATTAGAGTTTTTGTTAAATGTTCGTGATGCACAGAATTTCTGCAGAGCAAATGGATATAAGTTTCTCTTTGGATCAGCCTTTGATTCTCAAATTTCTAGAAAAAATTTATTGAGAGACCTAGGCGACAAATCAAAGTACATAGATGTAGCAGATTGGACTGAATTCATTGATATCCCTGAAAGAGATTCTTTTATGGATATGATTAATCAATTAGATGGTAATAAGTACAGATCTATGCACAGTATATTTCAAGCAAACGCTTCTGCTACATTACCGTCTAAGTACATAACACCCTGTAGTCATTGGACAATTGAAGGACAGATAAAAGTTGCTGAATATTTGTTTAATGAAATGACCCTACGAAAAATGGTGTAAATACAATAGACCGGCCGGTCTATATAAGGAAAATAACATGACGACACAACCGCATTTAGTTTTACATTGGACATTTGATATTCCAAACAACAAACTATTCATAAGAATTGCAGACGATCTAGAATATGAAGCTCACGAAGGTGGCTCATTGGGTTATACTAAGATTTATCAAGGAGTAACATCACATGTTAGTCCAGAACAATGGACACAAACAGAAAAGTATTGGATCAGCGAAAACTATGGGGAAACCTGGGGTTATTATCAACCTGACCACGATAGAATGAAACCACATCCTATATTTGGGTGGGATCAAAAATGTTTTGATGGTCTTGGACCAGATGGTGAATACATTGATCACATGCAACGAATGCAAATTGTAATGGAAGGCAATGATATGGCAGTTGTTTGGCAAGGAGCAGATCGAATAATGTATTCTACTCCTAACCGGGGACTGACTATCTATAAACGAACTCCAACTAGAGATGTGCTGTATCCTGCAGAGATGATGGTAGATGAAACAGCATATTGGACTGATCATCCTCAAGCCTGTATAATGCAGCCTCGTACTAAAGGTTATCAATTGAGTAATTATGCAGAAATGCTAGCTTCTGGAGCACCTCAGGCTATAATTGATCAATGCACTGCTGGCGAATGGGATGCGCCACTTAATCCTGAACTGCAACAATATTACATTTACCCAACAAGCTGAATATGAAAATTTTTATAACTGGAAGCTCTGGATTTATAGGAAGTCACATTCTTCCAGTTCTAGAAAAAGATTATACAGTTCACCGTATGCAATCTGATCTATTAAATTTTGAAGGAGTTAAAAAAGAACTCAGTCAATTTGGACCAGATTTGATTGTACACCTTGCTGCTCGTACTGAAGTTGAAAAGAGCTTCTACGAACAGATAACATTCAGTGAAGTTAACTACGTAGGAACAGTTAACCTAATTGAAGCGGCCAGTAAGTTAGATAAGAAGCCAGTATTCTTATTTGCATCTACTATGGAAGTATATGGCTGGCAACCTGTCAGTGATCAAATACAACAGGGCAATATCCCAGTTTACATTCCTGTATTTGACGAGCATACGACTCCGAATCCAAATGCTCCCTATGCTGTGGCCAAATTTGGTTGTGAGAAATATTTGGAATATGCTAGCAGAGCCTATGGTCTTGAGTATATAATAATAAGACAGACTAACAGTTATGGTAGGAAAGACAATGATTTCTTTGTGACAGAACAGATCATTAGTCAAATGTTGTCCAATGCCGAGGAATGTAATCTTGGCTATGGAGAGCCTTTTAGAAACTTCATATACATTGATGATTTAATCGATGCTTGGATAGCTGTAATACATAACAAAGACAAATGTGCGAATAATATCTTTACCATTGGTCCTAACTATCCTGTGCAGATTAAAGAACACGCAAACAACATTGCTAAGTTATTAAATTGGCAAGGTAAGATCAATTGGAATACCAAGCCTAAACGCCACGGTGAGATCTATCTGCTAAACAGCGGTAATGAAAAGCTCACTGCAATGATAGGTTGGGAACCTAAGGTTGATTATTGGACAGGACTAAAACAGACTGTTGATTTTTGGAAACATAAACTCGGTGATGCATGACAAAAACTATAACATTGCTAGACAATGCGGAAATTACTAATTGGAATGTAGACACCTCTGTACTGGATACGAGTAAATTTTGGGTACCATCTAACTCAGTATTGATTCCTGAGTTTGTTTTTATAACTAATGACTATGTCAAACAACAGGGCATAGAGTACAAAATTTCTAAATTTGAAGACATTGATAAATCAAAATCTTGGTTAGTATTTCTATCTATTAATTTTCCTATCAGTGTAAATTTTAATGACAAACCTTTACTAGCAAGTAAACAGTTATTCCAAGGCATACCGGATAACATTATTAATGAACTAGTAAACGGCAACGCATACTTAATCATTTCTTTCGAACAAGAGTCTTATACTAAACAGTTTCTTGATTTGTTTTATGCATTGTATAGAAACAATCCTATAGTCCCTGCAAACAAACTTATTCATATAACCGTAGCACAGAACATACACGGGATATATGACGAATACTGCTTAGTAAACAATATCCCAAACACAGAAAGAATACAAATATGGTTTAGTCCTCATTCATTGTTAGGACCAATACAGTATCATTCTAAATTCTATTCTCCTACATCTATCAATAAAGAAAAGAAATTCTTAAACTTTAATAGAGCACCTAGGTCTCATAGGATACTTGCCACAAGCCTGCTGGCAGCATATGATCTATTGGATAACGGATATGTCAGTTTGGGTATCTTGGAGTACAGCAGATTCCAAGATCGCAATAACATATTAGAATACGTGCAGAACGATCTTCCTCGTGTCTATGATTTAAATGATGAAGTACAGTCTCTATTGCTGTCTGGAATTAATAAGTTGTTAGATTCATTGCCTCTGACTATTGATACAGATGAATTTGCCTACGGTCCAACATTTGGATATAGTGGAGACCTAATGAGTTTCTATGATAAAAGCTACTTCAGTGTTGTTAGCAATACACACTTCTTTGCAGTAGACGAACCTGCAATAACATTAAACGAAAAAGAATACAAACCTATCCTAGCTAGACATCCTTTTATTTTAATAGCAAGTCCGGGTACGCTTGCATTATTAAAAACTCTAGGATTTAAAACATTTGACCAATGGTTTGATGAAAGCTATGACGCTGAAAAAGATGACTCAGCCCGCATGTTAAAGATCATTAAAGAGATCGATAGGCTTTGTAAAATAGATAATGCTACCTGGGATATCATGATTGCTGAGATGGCACCCATACTCGAGCATAATTATAATTGGATAGTAAATCATACCAATGATATTATCTTTAGCACAGACTTTAAACACATTTTAGAATACGCAGAATGAAACTTATTAGCCTAGTACAGCCCAACTTCCAACAAGGGCCAAAAGAATTTAACGCTCACTATCTTCCTTATAGTGCAGGAGTCTTATGGGCTTACGTAAATCAATTTGAATCTATTAAATCTAACTATCAGCTAGAAGATATAATTTGGCGCCGTGATAACATAAACGAAACAGTGGCCAAACTAGCCAAGTGTGATATTGTAGGCTTTAGTACCTATGTATGGAATAAGAACTATAACTATGCATTGGCTCGCAGACTCAAAGAGATCAATCCAAACTGTATTACTTTGTTTGGCGGTCCTGAGATGCCTATTACAAAGAAAGACATATTTGATAAACTACCCTTTGCTGATGTTGTTATCAAGTCAGAAGGTGAAATTATACTACGACAACTATTAGATGCTATCACTGACAACACACCTTGGGATGACATTCGCGGATTAGTTATTAACCGTAATGGACAGGCTGTTGATACAGGTGACGGAGATCGCATCAATAGTCTAGAAGACATGCCCAGTCCTTATCTCACAGGTGTGTTTGATAAGATAATGGCAGAGACTACAGATGTAGAATGGAACGCTACTGTTGAAACAAACAGAGGATGCCCTTATGCCTGTACATTCTGCGACTGGGGTAGCTTGACATACAACAAAGTTAAGAAGTTTAATTTAGAAAAAGTATTTGCAGAGCTAGAGTGGATTGGTAAGAACAAATGTGGCTTTGTCACTATCACTGATGCTAACTTTGGTATGTTTGTAGAGCGCGATAATGCTATTGCTGATAAGTTATTAGAAGTACAAAATCAATACGGCTACCCTAGCACATTCGCTATGAGCTGGGCCAAAGACCAAAAGCCTGAAGTATTTGATATTGTGTTCAAACTAATTAAAAGTCCTAAGTTTAATCAGGGACTAACTGTCAGTGTGCAGAGTATGGACTTGGATGTATTAGAAAATATCAAGCGTAAGAATCTAGCACAGCATAAAATTGAAAGTATCTTTGCTCTCTGTGACAAACACAACATTCCTGTGTACACTGAAATCATTCTAGGTCTGCCTGGGGAAACCAACGACACATGGAAAGAAGGTTTCTACAAGATTTATCGTGCAGGTAATCACACAGGTATTAACATCCTACAGGCACAGATGCTTGAGAACGCAGAGATGAATTTATTACAGAAGCGTCTACATAAAATTACCAGTGTGCCTGTTTATGATTATATGAGTGGCAGTTATAACTACAACGAACTACAAGAGTGTGTAGAGGTAGTAACTGGCACAAAAGAAATGCCCACAGAACAAATGTTGGATAGCCAAATATTCAGTTGGTTCATGCAGACATTCCACATCAATGGCCTCACTACATACATCAGTAGGTTCTTAGCTAAACAGGGAATAGACTACTCTGTGTTCTATGACAAATTATGGAATCATATATCTAAAGATCCATGGATTATGAAGGAGTGCGAAGAAGTTAGACGATATTATCGCAATTGGATGACAGATGGTAAAATCAATCATCCTAACATATCTAATATTGAAGTGCATGGCTGGAACATTATTCACCGAACTACATTGAACATGCACTTAGAACGCAGATATGATTACATATTCGATCTAATAGAACAATTTGTAAAAACGGAGTTCGACTTAGATGCCAAATGTTTAAATCAATTGGTACAATTCCAGCGCAACTACGTTATTAACTATGACAACATTGGCGAATTTCCTTATGCGATATCATTCGATTATGACTTTTTAGGGTATCTACTGGATGACACACCGTTGGATAATCCTGTACAATATAAGTTCGAGTTCTTCGAAGGCAAAGATATTAGCATGGACAGATTCCTGGAAAATATCTACTTTGGTCGAAAGCGCAACTTTGGTAAATCTTTGATAACAAAAATAAATGATAGAAGTACTGAACAAACAAATCCCGTTGATTGAGACCTACGATATTAATAATCCTCAGGTTAGGAAATTTCATTTAACACAACCAACTTCTGGATTATCGGCATTGTACGATTCCTCTCTGATTGACAAAAATGTCTGGTACTGTATGTTTACCACAGAGAACAGTTTTAAGGTTGTTGATATCAAAGAGTTAATGGGCGAAGATGTATTCAACGCAGTTATAAACAAAACAGCAAGTATTGTACTCGATATTCCATTTGAGCCTTTCTTAAGAGCAATTGATGCAGTCTATGAAGATATTGTAATAAAACTAGGTGTACCATCATCTCAGGTTATATTTTCATCTAATATGTATGATGCAAAAGAATACAATGATCGTGTTTCTGCACAACTCGGCCTACCACCTATTAGAATAGTTTATTTTTCAGCATTAGAGTGGATGCTGAACAAATATCGAGGTCCGATACCTAATACACTGACATTAAAACAATACGATAAAAAGTTCTTAAACTTAAACAGGCGCTGGAGGACTCATCGTCCGTTGTTAGTATTATTGATGTATCATCAAAAGTTATTAGACAAGGGATTTGTCAGTTTTGGTCCAGCTGATGAAGAATACTACAACACATGGGAACGCATATGGGGTGGTTTAAAATGTACAACTTGGCAAAACAGAAAAGTTTTTAACGCTGTTATAGAAAGCGAAAGTATTAAAGACATGCCATCTCTATATTTAGATACCGATGAGTTGCGTACTAATAGAGCAGAGTTAACGGACTCAACAAATAGATATTATGAAGATAGTTATTTTAGTGTAATTTCTGAGACAACATTTTATTCTGATGATGTAACTCAAAACTCTAGATTTATAACTGAAAAAACTTTTAAAGCGATTATGATGAAACATCCGTTTATCATTGTATCATTACCGAGAAGTTTAGAAGTATTAAAAGATCTAGGATATAAAACATTCTCTCCTTGGATCAATGAATCGTACGATCAAGAAAAAAATGATCTAGAGAGAATGTTAATGATTGTTGACGAAATTAAAAGGCTATCAAATTTACCTGCTGATGAGTTAGAAGCATTTCTGATTGCGGCAAAGGAAATTTGTAACTATAATTACAACATACTTAAGAACAGAACAAAATTTATATATGAGCAATAATGTTTAAATCTCAGATAGCACAAATTAATAAAGACATAACACGAACTAAGCGAGCAATAATTGCACTTGGGTGTTCGTTTGTGCAAGGTAGCGGAGCATTTGACACAGATATCTATAAAAATTATAAATGGAATCCTTTGGCAGAGGGACAGGAACACATTCAATGGGAGTTAACTAACACTGATAAACAACGATTAATTTCTCAGTATCCCGATGTTAACATTAATAACGACGGACAACCTAATCTATCCTTACATCAGTACAACAATGCATTTGCAAATGTATTATCTCAGAAATATTTTAATGGGGACTATGCTGTTATTAATTTGGGTATTGCAGGCTGCGGCAACCGTGCTACAATTAAAGAATTACATTACTATCCGGATATTCTTTGGAACGAAATAGAAGAACATATCGTTATATTTTGCCCTAGTGGAGCAGAAAGGTTGGATTTTATTTCTGATGAGTATCATGATCCTAACCATCATAACAGGTGGAAAGCTATATGGCCAAGAGAATTGAATGAAGTTAGTTCGAGAGCAGATTTATGGCGCGGTTATGCCAACCACATATACAGTGAGAAATTTCAAACACTAGAGCAGATTGCAATCATACAAGAATTATTATTGTGGTGTAAGTATAAAAAAGCTCGACTTATAATTACTCCTGCATTTTCTTCTGTATATAATAAAGATAATTTTAAAAATAATCTACAAAGACTAGTTACACGGAACCATATAGGAGATCTAATATCTTTTAGTGAGAGTTTTCACAAGAAGGATCAGACTGTTGTTGATATGCTCGATATGTGGCCGTGGGAAAATATGTTTATACCAGATGAATGCCCGTCGTTTATGGACCTCACTATGAAACAAGAGTTTGGCAATAAATGGGAAAACAATCATTTTTATTCTTTCGTAGGCTCAGGAAGTCCAGGAGGATGGGTTACTCCTTGTGCTCATCCTAGTGCAAAAGCACATGACGTATTTGCACAACATTTATACAAACATATTACAGAGAACAAAAAATGAAAATAGGATTTATTGGATTAGGCAAGCTAGGACTTCCTTGTGCCGAGGCTATTGCTATTAAAGGACATGATGTTTCAGGCTATGATATTGCCGCAGTAGAATCTACATTAGTATCAGTTAAATTATCGATTAAAGAAGTTGTACAAGACAGGGATATTGTATTCATTGCTGTACCAACTCCGCACGATCCTGCCTATGATGGTAGAGCTCCTACAGCACATCTTTCTCCAAAAGATTTTAACTACGATATAGTAAAACAATGCGTAACTGAAGCTAATCTACATATGAATAAGGATCAGCTACTGGTGCTCATTTCAACAGTACTACCCGGCACCACACGTAAAGAGTTTGTGCCTTTGGTAACTAATACAAGATTTGTTTACAATCCTTATTTGATTGCCATGGGTAGTGTAGCATGGGATATGGTCAATCCAGAAATGGTTATGATTGGCACAGAAGACGGATCTACTACAGGTGATGCAGAACAGTTGGTAAATTTCTATAAGACTATTATGGAGAATAATCCTCGATATGAAATTGGTACATGGGATGAATGTGAATGTATTAAAGTATTCTACAATACCTTTATTAGTGCTAAGATTGGACTGGTTAATATGATACAAGATGTTGCAGTTCGTCAGGGCAATATCAATGTTGATGTAGTAACTAATGCATTGGCTAAATCTACTATGCGTATCATGGGCCCGCAGTACATGAAGGCAGGTATGGGTGATGCAGGTGCATGTCATCCTCGAGATAATATTGCATTAAGATATCTTGCTGAAAACTTAGACCTTGGCTATGACTTGTTTGATTCTATTATGAATGCCCGAGAGATACAGGCAGAGAATCTAGCTAATGAATTAGTTAAACATGCCAAAGAAAATAAAATGAATATCTTTATACACGGCAAAGCCTACAAACCTAATGTGTCTTACTGTGACGGCAGCTATAGTTTATTAGTTGGGCACTACTGTAAGATTCAAGGATACAAACCAATCTATATTGATCCATTAACTGGCAACGACCTCGATCAGTGCTATGGGGTTGTTCTGTTGGCTCATAGTGCTAAAACTACATATCAATATATTGACGAATATGAAGATAAATTATACTGTGATATCTTACCGGGAAGTGTGGTAGTAGATCCTTGGAGAGCATATATAAATGATAAAGTTAAAGTAATACACTACGGAAACACTAGGAATTTAAAATGACAATGTGGACCTATGAATCACTGTCTGCCGTACATTTAGAATTGTCCTCTAAATGTAATGCTGCCTGTCCTGGATGTATGCGCTTTGTAAGTAATAGTCCCATAATCAATCCTGACCTAGTACAAGAAGAAGTTACTTATGACATGTTTGTAAAATGGTTTCCTAAAGAAATTGTATCTAAGATTTATAATTGGATTTTATGCGGCAACTATGGTGATCCACTAACCTGTAAAGATTTATACAAGATATTAGAATACATCTGTGAGTATAGTCCCGGTAATATACAAATTAATACCAATGCTGGACTACGTTCTCCTGATTTGTACAGACGTATAGGAGAGTTATTCAATCAACGAACAGAACACGAAGGTAAAGTTCCTAATCGTGTAATAGCATTTAGTATAGACGGTTTAGAAGACACAAATCACATCTATAGAAGAAATGTACGTTGGGAAAGAGTTTGGGACAACTTAATGGCTTATGTAGATACTGGTGCTAGTGCTCATTGGGATTTTTTGCAATTTAAACACAATGTCCACCAAATTGAAGAAGCAAGAAAACTTGCTGGACAATATGGGATTAGTTTTGTATTAAAAAATCCTTTTGGAGTACATCAGACTGCAATGCCTGTGTATAATAAAGAGTTAAAATTGGACTATGTTATTGAACACGCGGTATATTACGGATACCCTGCATACACACCTGCTCCAGCAGACTACGAAGCTCCGATGCCTGTGCCAGTTGTTGCAGAAGGTTGTATCAACTGTTTGGCGAAACGTAAAGCTCCTGCTCCTTATCTAGCCAAAGAAATTATTGATATTTTTGTAAATCCTGTAGGCCAAGTATTACCTTGTTGTTTTGTTGGCAATAGGATGAGTACCAAGCACATGCCTGATGCAGTACAGGTTAGATCAATACAGGCAGAAATGGGAACTGCTAATAATCTTAATCATTATAGTCTTCAAGAAATCTTAGATAATAAAGTTTTAGATGTATGGTCTGACTCTTGGGAAAACAAATCCATATCAACTTGCTGGCAACAATGTGGTTCAAGTGATAATAAAAAACGTGCCATAGACATTTTATTCAAGGATGCAGATTGAGTAATTATAATAAGTCTGCTGATCTAGCAGAACATCAATTAAAATTTATGAGCAAGACAATGTGCTATGCTAAATGGGCACAGGTGTCTATGCATCTTACCAATGGTATGACACATAGTTGTTATCATCCACCTTTACATAAAATAGATGTAAAAGAGATCGCTGTCAATCCTAGTGCGCTACATAACACCAAAGAGAAGAAAGCTGAACGTGCGCTGATGCTAAAAGGTGAACGCCCTGCAGGCTGTAATTACTGTTGGAAGATTGAGGATGCCGGGTCTCGCAGTGATCGAATCTATCGTAGTGGCGAGGATTGGGCACAGAACGCTAGGAAAGATATTATCTCTGTATTAGACACAGGCGATATCGAACCTCGTTATATGGAAGTTAACTTTAATCAAGCCTGCAACTTTAAATGTATGTACTGTAGTCCTCACCTAAGTACTACATGGGAAGAAGAAATAAACGAATATGGTCCGTATAATATCATAGGCAAAGAGGGCGAGGAAACTAAACACAACGACGTAGAGTATCTTGCCAAAGACGGACTGATGCCACTTAAGATATCAAACAAGAACAATCCCTACGTTGAAGCATTCTGGCGCTGGTGGCCTACACTTTACAAGAAACTTGAAATGTTCCGCATTACAGGTGGCGAGCCATTGATGGATGCAAATACATTTAAGGTATTAGATTACATCTATGAGCATCCTAATTCGTGGCTTGAAGTTAGTGTGACTACAAATTTATGCCCTCCTAAACCCGAACTGATGGATAAGTTTGTGGATAAGCTAAAGAAACTAGAAGAAATACAGATATGGAAGGACGAAGAACGTTTTAATCCAGGGTCAGGCAATAATTGGTATGTTAATATGGCATTAAAGAATGTTGCTATATTTGTCAGCTTAGACAGCGTAGGTGAACAGGCCGAATATATTAGAACAGGTTTGGATTTTGAAACACTGAACAACAATGTTAGAGTCTTGTTAAGCGAAACCAATAATACCACAGTTACATTTATCAATACCTTTAATGCCCTAAGTGTTACTGGATTCAAAGACTATCTAAAGTTTATATTAGAACTACGTAGAGAGTACAGTATGGATAATCAAGGTACTAAACATATTCCTGTACATTGTCAAGGAATGAACCATCCTGACTTTGTTGTTAGACCCAGACAGCGTATATGGTTTGACATTCCTTTGTTGCGTAATCCAGCATGGCAGGCTATGCAAATCCTACCAGAATCATTTGATCACTATTTAGAAGAAGCTATTGATTTTATGAAAGAGAATTCGGATGTAGGCAACTATGTAGGATTCTATGATTTTGAAATTGAAAAAGCAGAACGTAATCTACGCATACTAAAAGATAGAGCAGATCTCGATGAAGAAGTATTGAAACGAAACCTTGAAAACTTTTTTAATTACTTTGATCAACATGATGAACGTAGAGGAACTGATCTATTGAAAACGTTTCCTGAATTTAGAAAACTTGCGGTTAGAAATATTAAACCTATTCCAAAAGTTAAGTTTGTTCCAAAAAAGAAAAAACTCAGTGTATTTGATTTAAGATAAACAATGATGAAAATAGTATTAGTAACAGGTGGGTTCGATCCCTTGCATAGCGGGCATATCGCTTATTTTAAAAACGCACGTGAGTTAGGTGACAAGCTAATTGTAGGAATCAATTCTGATGATTGGCTAGCACGTAAAAAAGGACAGCCCTTTATGCCTTGGGAGGAACGTGCGACCATTGTTGCTGCCTTACATGATGTAGATAGAGTTATTAACTTTAACGATGACGATAACTCTGCCAAGGATGCTATTCGTAAAGCTAGAGAAATATTTCCTAATCACCAAATTGTGTTTGCCAATGGTGGGGATAGGACCAAAGACAACATTCCCGAAATGGAATTACTCAACAAATACTTAAACTTAAAATTTGTATTTGGAGTAGGGGGTGAGGATAAAATAAACTCTAGTAGCTGGATCTTGCAAGAATGGAAGGCTCCTAAGACTGAGCGGCCCTGGGGATACTATCGTATTTTACATAATCCAAATAAAAATATTAAAGTTAAAGAATTAACAGTAGATCCGGGCAAACGTCTTACAATGCAACGCCATCAAAATAGAGCAGAGTTTTGGTTTGTAGCAGAAGGCACAGCCACAGTTAAATGGGATGAACATGGACATACTACTACCAAAGTTTATCAAACAGAAAAAATACATCAAAACGAATGGCACCAGCTAATTAATGATACTGCTGATCCTTTAAAGATTATTGAAATACAATACGGAACTAGTTGTGATGAGTCAGACATTGAACGTAGATAAAGATGCATTCAGCAGCGGGCAAATTGGCAGCAAACTTTGGCTCTGCGAAGAACTGGAAAAATTATATAGTAAGATAGATCTCTTAGCTATCTACGGAGGTTGGTACGGAACTACTGCATTTATGCTCAAAGTTAGAGATAATATCGAAATATCTAGAATTGTTAGCTTAGATATCAACCCAGCTTGCCAGCCTGTAGCGGACATGATTAACGAGTATTGGGTATGGCAAGACTGGACATTCAAAGCGCATACAGAAGATTGTAACAAAGCGATTACCTCCCTAAGACAACCTGATGTCATTATTAACACAAGTACTGAGCATTTTGAAAACCGTGATTGGTGGGACTTTATTCCTCGAGGCACCGTAGTAGTTCTACAGGGCAACAATATGCCACATGATGATCACTATATTACTACTAACTCTGCTAGAGAATTTGCTGAACAGTTTCCAGTAACCGAACGTCTATATTTAGGAGAACGTGAGTTTGTCTATCCAAATTGGCAGTTTACTAGATATATGCTAATCGGCATAAAATAACCCGGTTTTACCAAAAACCTCTTGACTTTCCCCTCTTTTAGTGCTATACTAGCGTATAGTTGATAACTATTTTACCACTAACGAAAAAGGAGGTCTATATGACTGAGTTAACGCTAGATAGGGAACAGGCACAAGTAGACATGACCAGTGCAGTACAGACTGCAAAAGCTCTACTAATGGTGCTGGCACTGATACTTTCGGTGCTCATGCTCAAATGGGTTGTTGTTGATAAACTTAACAAATATGAACCCACTGAGAGTTCTCAAATCACAACAGCAATGCGAGAACGGCAATTAGCCTGCCTTGCTACAAACATTTATTATGAAGCAGGTAACCAGCCCTTTGAAGGCAAGGTAGCTGTAGCACAGGTAACAATAAACAGAACCGAAAGCGGGCAGTATCCGGCTGATATTTGTAAAACTATCTACCAAAAGAACATTGTCTATGAAAAAGTTCTTTGTCAATTTAGTTGGGTCTGTGACAGAGTTGTTATGTCTCGCCCAGTCAACCGAGCTAACTTCAAAGAAAGTGAAGAAGTTGCTAAAAAAGTCCTATTAGAAGGTTTTAGGTTACCTGGACTAACTGAAGCAATGTATTTCCACGGTGATTATATCAATCCCGGATGGAAACGAGAAAAAGTTGCCAAAATTGGTAATCATATTTTTTACAAGTAAGGATAGAAAATGAAATTTATCGGACTCATCTCTAAACTAGTTAATTTTGTTTACATGTTTATTAAAAACCATCTAGGTCATGTTAGTTCACATACCCTGGGTTGGATTACTATTGTATTATTGCATTTTGCCAGTGTACCTACTTTGCTCGCTATGATTCTAGCTCAAAGCGATAAGTTGCCACCCTACGATCTTATGCTATTTGTATGGGCTGCCTTGACTACATTGTTCTTTAAGAGTCTCATTGAAAAGAACTTCTTATACGTTTCTACAATCTGTGTAGGATTCATCGCTCAAGTAGTAATGCTAGGAATGATTGTATTCAAATAATAAATAATTGAATGCGAATTACAGAACTTATCTCTGAAAAGAAATTAGCCGCCCCCACAGCCAGCCAATGCTCTGTGGGGCATTCCCGTTTAAGTAATGTGCGTTACGCACAATGTGTTAGCCGCGGGATGCTAAAACATGATACCGGCCACACAGATGGCACGGGTAAACAAGGTGTCAAAGGTAGTGGACACAAACTAAAAGGTCGTAAAGCTAAGAGCGAGCTACATGGCGGACCAGTTAAGGACTACAGTTAATCTTCAAATGTTTTTACAGCTCTGATTAACAGCTCTTTATGAGTTAAATCAGCATAGGTGTCATCAAGCTCGTAGAACTTTTCTTCATCTTCTGGAATATCTTTTACACCTAATACTTCCATAAGTTCTACATAGCTAATAGGCTCGCATCTTAATTGACTAACCCATATAGCAGTTATAAACATACACATGAAAATCACTCTGTCATCATCGATGTAATTTTCTTCGCACCACTCGCTGGTTTTATCGACATAATGTGTAATATCTTCGATGCGATCTTCCAATTGGGCAAAGTAAGCCCGGGTATCTTCTCTAGACCAATAACTCATTTGAGTAACCCTTCTGATCAAATATTTATAATTTGGACATTTAGACATAAAAATCTTGACAAAATACCAAAAAGACTATATAATTAAACATTGAACACACTAATCAGGAACACTATGAACACACCCTGCGATCGCGTTATCACTAGTTTGGAAGAACATTCTAGCCGTCTTAATAAGGAAGCTATTATTGAAGCTGAACAAGAAAATGTAGAACTGTTTGAAGGCTTCAAACTAGCCCTTAGTCCATTTATTACATTTGGTGTTAAGAAGGTACCTAGCTTCTCTGGTCCAGACGGACAGGGTCTGCCCTGGGATGCATTTAAAGAGCTGTGCCACTTACTGGCAACACGCCAGCTAACAGGTGACGATGCTCGTTCAGCAATCGAATTAGCACTATCTGCTAGTACAAACAGCCAATGGAACAATTGGTATCGTCGTATCCTTATCAAAGACCTGCGTTGCGGTGTCAGTGAAAAAACAATCAACAAGATTAAAAAGAACGCTGTACCACTGTTTGAGTGCATGTTAGCACACGATGGCGCTAATCACGAGAAAAAAGTTGCAGGTAAAAAACTGCTAGAACCAAAGTTGGACGGTGTCCGTGCTCTGCTGATTATTGATGCTGGTGCTAAGACTGCTACAATCTATAGCCGCAATGGCAAGATCTTGGAAAACTTCGGACACATTACCAGTGCAGTTGAAGCTAACATTGAATTGTTTGAACGCAGTATTGTTATTGACGGTGAAGTTGTTAGCTCTAGCTTCCAAGCACTGATGAAACAAGTACACCGTAAGAGTGATGCCGATGCAGTCGATGCACGACTAATGGCATTTGATGTTCTGCCACTCAGTGAATTTCAAAAGGGTAAAAGCGTAATGGGTCAGAAGCGCCGTAGTGCTCTGCTACGTGCTATGAAACCTGTACTAGACAAAGTGGGCAGTATTGACATTATTCCTCAGATTGAAGTTGACTTAGACACTGCCGTTGGTGAGATGCAGTTTAAGCAGTATAACAAAGATGCTATTGAGGCAGGCTTTGAAGGTATTATGATCAAAGATGTGGATGCTGAATATGTCTGCAAACGACACGTATCTTGGCTCAAACAAAAACCATTTATCGAAGTTAGTTTAACAGTTGTAGCAGTTGAAGAAGGAACAGGAAAAAATGAAGGACGCATGGGTGCAATTATCTGCGAAGGCGA